CGAATCCTGGATGGACCGCAAGCTTTCCGACCAGGAGTTCCAACGCCAGTTCGTTGCCACCACCGGGAACCGGGCCACTGTGCAGGCTCTCGGCAATGTGAGGCGGGCATTGTGGAACGACCGGATAACCGGGACGGTCGCCCAAGGCTGGACACCTAAAGGTGCTGATGCTGTCCTGCTCGGCCCCTCCGACGCTGACATGCAGTTCCTCGCCAAGAGCGATCCCAAGGGCTTCAACCTCAAGCTCGACCTTCTCACCGATGCCTTCGTGGAATGGCGAACCAGGTTCTTCCAGGCCAGCTACGGCACCGCATACCTGACCAAGCCGGTACACCGCCGTTGGATTAGAGCCTGTCTGGAGACCACCTACCTGGGAGGCAGGTCGCTGATTCTCTCCCCACCGAGGCATGGCAAGACCGACCTGTTGGCCCACTTCTGCGTGTGGAAGATCATCAGAAATCCCAACATCAGGATTCTGTGGGTAGGCCCTAACGAGGACATCGCCAAGAACTCGCTGTCATTGGTCAAGGACATCCTCAGTTCACATGAGGAACTGAAAGAGGCATATCTGGCTCCGGGCCAGACCTGGGAGCCGAACGTCCGGGGCAAGTGGTCAGCCGACAAGTTCACGGTGGCGACCAGGACCATGATGCTCAAACAGCCCACCATGTGGTGTGCCGGAGTGGAATCGAAGATTCTCTCCGTTGACGCCGACGATATCGTGGTAGACGACCCGGCTGACCCTGACGCCTCCTACACCCAGGGAGGCCGGGACAAGGTGCTTCAGATGTTCCGCCAGCGCATCGTCACCCGGAAAATGGCCCACACCGGCCTCAACGTGATTTCTTCCCGGGTCCACCCCGAGGACCTCTATTCCTGGCTGATCGAAAACCCGAACTGGTCACACATCGTGGACCGTGCCCACGACGCTGCCATCTGTGGCCGGGAACTCTTTGAGGACCATGAAAGCCTTCCTGACCCGGAAGCCTGCATCCTCTTCCCCGAACTGAACAACCTGGCCTACCTCCGTGAGCAACACGACGATGTTGGACCGGCCCTGTTTGAGATGATGTATCTCAACCAGCCCCGGCCGGACGGGACGGCCATCTTCGACCCGGAGAAAATCCGGGCCAACGCTCTGGACCCTTCCCGTGATGTCGGCATCGCCCAACTTCCGGTTTCCTATCGGCTGGTCGCTGGCCTCGACCCGGCAGCGAGAGGGGTCCAGGCTTCCTTCCTGTGGGCGGTCACCATGCCTTCCTGGGACCCCGATTACAACCCTCGGGACCCCCGGGTAGCCGACCGCCACGACACCTTCTACATGGTCGATATGGAGACCCAGCAGGCCGGAGGCATCGACGGGGCTTTGGCGATCATGCGGGACTGGGCGGAGCGTTACGACAACCGGCTGTGGGTGGTGGAGGACAACGCCTACCAGAGCGTGTTCTTCGATGACCCCCGGGTGAAAGCCCTGGCCCGGGAACTGGACTTGACGATCAGGCCCACCCACACCGGGAAGAACAAGCATGACGATCACTTTGGGGTGACCTCATTGGCCGAGCCGCTCCACGAAGGGCACATCATCTTGCCCTACGCCAGCCCCGAGGCGAAGCGGAAAGTGGAGGGGTACATCCGCCAACTAGTCAACTTCACCAACGAGACCCGGACCCAACGCAGGAACCTCGCCATCGCCGACATTCTCATGGCCTCCTGGTTCCCCTTCGCCGATGTCATCAGGAAATGGAAGCGGGAAGCACGGATGCAACGGACTCAGGTGCGCACGCATCAGTCGTTCCCCGACTATGTTTCCGCCTCGTTCACCGAACCACCGTGGGGACCCACCGGGTACCTGGGCGTAAACGAAAGCTGGGATGAGTAACTCCTACATCCTGGGGAGGCTGGAAGCTCTCCGAGAAGAGAACAACAACTACGCCGATGACCGGTGGCGGGTCCGTCAGATAATGAACGGTGGACCCCAAGGCATCGCAGCGATCATGGCCTGGGACCAGGGGAAAGGCACCAGCGGCAAGCTGAGTGCCCTCGGCCATGACCTGCCCGCAGTGAACATGATGGCCTCCGGGGTGGAACGACTGGCGCAGAAGGTGGGCGAACCGCCCTCTTTGCAGATGCCCTATGGCACCCGAGACTCCGACACGGCACGTCGGGAGGCCGAGACCAGAGAACACATCGTGGAAGGCTGGGATCACATGTCCAGGCTCCGCCTGCAATTCCCACAGATTGGCCGCTGGCTCCCCGGCTACGCCTTCTACGCCTGGGTGATCCGCCCTCGTCGGGATAAGGTGACCGGCCAACTGTGGCCTCATCTGGAACTCCGGGACCCCTTCGATTCCTGGCCCGGGTATTTCGGGGTGGAACAGCAGCCGGTCGAGATTGCCTTCCGCCGTGATGTTCCCATCGAAGTCCTCAAGCACACCTACCCCGAACACGACTGGGATGGGATGCTCCGCAAGCGGGAGAAGAAGCAGAGTGGTTCCGATGGCCGATACCTGCTCCCCTCCGGGCAGGCCACCGGCACCGAAAGCTCCTGGGAGGGGCGGGGTGGCGGCACCCAGGTGTTGGAGTATTACTGCGACGAGGGCACCTATGTCTGTGTTCCTGAGTTCGCCCTGGTCCTGGATTTCGCCCCGAACATCTGTTCCACCGGCCCCATGTTCGTGGTGGGGAAGAGGTTCAGCTTCGACCGGCTCCAGAGCGCCTACCACCATGTCATCGGGCTGGTGGCACAACAGGCCAAGTTCAACGTGCTGGCCTTGATCGCCACCGAGGACGGCGTGTTCCGGGAGACCAACATCATCGGCGGGGATGTGGAGTCCGGGGACTATGAGAAGGGCCGGGGAGCGATCAACTACCTGACCACCGGCACTCAGCTAGAGCGCCCAGCCGGGGACAGCACCTTCGGCATCTTCCAGCAGATCGACCGTCTGGAGCGCCAGCTAAGGATTGGGGCTGCCTACGACACTGGCTCTGACAGCATCGCCCAACAGGGAGGGTTCATCACCGGCCAAGGTCAGCGGGAGCTACGCAACCCGGTGGATGTCAACATTGACGAATACCAGAAGGTGATCGGCGCTGCCCTGGAGATGGCGGACACTCGCCGCCTGGAGTGGGAAGAGCGCCACGAGAAGTCGAAGAACAAGCGGCTCTTCTACATCGAAGGGAACCGGGCCAAGGCCGAGACCTATGTGCCCCTAGAGGCGATAGCGGGACACTGGCGGTCCCGGAGAATCTACGGGATGATGGCCGGGTGGGATGACAACTCCAAGATCGTGGCCGGACTGCAACTGATGCAGGCCGGGGTCATCGACGCCACCACCATGAGGGAGAATCTGAAGGGCCTGGACAACCTGCCCCTGGTCGAGGACCGGACTCTGGCCGAACGTGCCAGAAATGACCTGTTCGCCATGTTGGAGGCAGCCGCCCAACAGGTGGACCCGATGACCGGCCAGCCCAACGCCACTGCTGCAATGGCCCTCCAGCAGATAGAGGAACACCCGGACCGGACCACCCAAATCTTCAAGAAATTCTTCACCCCAGCACCACCCCAGCCCACCCCCGAAGAGGCGGGAGCGATGGCTCCCGGGATGCCACCGGGAATGCCTGGAGTGCCACCTGGGGAAGCAGAGCTTGGTCCCGGGCCTACTGTTCAGACCGTATTGTCCGAGATGGAAGCAAATGGGCGCACCGGTGGAGGCGTCCAGACCGTGGCAGTGAATAGGAGTTGATGTGGCAGAACTGACACCAGAGCAGAAGCAGGAGATGCTGGAAAAGGCCGAGGCGAAGAGAGCGGCCAAGCAGGAAGAGGCGAACCTGGCGACTGTGCCCGCCCCTCCCATAGAGAAGGTTCTTCCCGCTGCGCCGGTGAACCCTCCCACCTTCAACCCGACCACGCAGGGGGTGCAGGAGTGGGGACCCTACGATGGCTACGAGATTGTCACCACCCAGTACGGCCAGTTCGCCGTGCCCAAGGGCCAGGTGATGCACTTCAAGCCGGAGAAGCAGTTCAACCGTAGGGAAGGGGTGTGGATGGTGGTCCATCTCCCCATCTACCGAGATGCCAGTCCAGAGGAAATGGAATATGCCAAGGAAGTCTCCCAGCGGCAAAAAGCCGCCGAAGAGAGGGTCCTCACCACGCAAGCGTGGGACCAGGAAGAGTTCGGCCAAGAGCAAGGCCGAATCGAAGCGGTCCAACGGTAAGCCGTACTGATCGAAATTCGATCACATGGCTAGAGGTGGCGACCGTCAACCCAAGAATCCAGCACCTGTTTCGGGTCCTGGTGCCCTTTCACGGCGCACTGATGGAGGCCCTGGCAATGCCAAACAGCCCATCCGTGTGGCGACAGGCGGTGCTTATGGCACAGCCAAAGCTTCCGCAGATCAACAGCGTGCAGCATCTCTCCCGGTATCCCCCACCGGAGGTGTTGCAGGGGGACCTCCTGGCCCTCCCCCAGGTCCCACTGGAGGTCCCCCAATTCCTGCCATCGGAGAGAACATCTTCGGGGCGACAGAACGACCACTAGAACCGCCAATGGCTGGCCTACCGGTCAGCCCTCAGACACCAGTCCCCGATGCAGACCAGGCCCTGCGGATGTTGTATGCGGCGTTCCCGCATCCAGCTTTTCTGCAACTGATTTCTAGGACCTGATCGGTCGGAGGCAATCGAATGGTTGACCGGGTTTCCCGGGAACCGCAGGGGCCAGGGCAATGGCTCCTGCTTCAGAACTCTGAGAACCTGTTCCAAGGGTGGAAAAAGGTCTCCGTTCAGGTCACCCCATCACGAGTGTGGAGTGCCCTCGGCCATGTCGAAGCGGGGGATTTCGTCCGTCCTGGTGATGCCCCGATTCTGTGGGGCTTGTCCGGCTCCGGTATCCCTGCCGGGAGTGACGTGGCCGACACCATCTATGAGCGGACCATCGTGGCCCGGGGTAGGGCCGGACAGTCTTGGGATGACCCGACCAGCCTGGGAGTGGCTACCGCTCCGGGGATGACTCCCTCCGGCGAGGACGAGCAGTGGACCGACATCTTGGGCCGCACCCAGGAAGAGGTGATTGCCTCTTCGGACCCGGCTGGTATCGCCGGAGCCAACGCTCTCGGCCAGGACTTCACCCCACCCTCCGACAACACCACTCTCTTCGGTGTTCTGAAAGGGATTTCTCGGTGGGGCATACTGGCCTTCGATGCCATTCCCGAGGGGATAGACGCTGCACTCCGGGCTGCTGATTATGTCTCCCAGGGCACCCTCAGCTTCGGGGAGGCAGCAGGGTCCATGTTCGGAGGTGGCAGCGAAGAGGGACGGGCAATGGTGGGCATCCCCCTCTTCCAGTATCTCCGTTCCGGGCTGGAGGGGGACCGGCTCAACATGGGGACCGGATGGTTCGCTGAAGGTCAGGTAGCCACCGACATCCAGGAGCAGTTGGGGATGTACGACCTGGAAACAGAGGGCCTTACCCCCGAGGACTTTGAGCGGATCAAGGCTCAGAACAATGGCCGGGTCCTGGTGGAAGGACTGGGGGGCAAGACCTTCCTGGCTCAGGACCTGGAGGAACTCAAGTTCCTGCGGGCCAATGCGGGAAAGGCTGCCCTGCTCAAGTCTCTCCAGGGGACCAGTGCCGAACAGGAATCCTTGGGTACCCCGCATGGAGCTTTCCAGGAGCAGGTCTACGACGAGGCTTCCATGCTTCGCCAGGGAGGGACCTCCAACGGGGCCTACTTCGCCAACAGTGCGGGACGGGTCTCTGGCTCTCTGGTCGCTGGAGCCTTCGGTGGTGGCCCCGAGTCCTTCCCCTTCCAGGTGGTCTCCACAGCAGTGGACCTGGGCAAGCAGTTGGTGGACCTCAACATTCTCGGGTTGGCCGGTCGGGGCAGGCACATTGTGAATGGGGCCAACAAGTTCATCGCTGCCGGTGACGAGTCAGGTGATCTGCTTCGGGGCACGCAGATAATGAATCGGGTGGTGGGCAATGCCGACGAGGGGGCTGCGGGTAGGGCAGTGATGGACATGACCAGGGGCCATACCAACACCGGGATGTCGATGAATGCTCTGGCCCGGGAGTCTGACGACACCATCACCCTGGCCCGGGCCACCCGGGACACCCTTCGTGAGCGAGGCATTGGCAGGCTGAGTGCTGCCGGTTTGCCGATGAACCCCACCCAGGTGGACACCCTGATCGGCCAGACGGCAGAGGGTACCAACCTGGCAGCGGAGTCGTGGGCACGGAAACTGCTGGCCGATACCAAAGACCCCAACATGGATGTGGACCGGGCGATAAACACGCTGCGGGAACTCCAGGCCAAGCCTGATGCTGACATCCTCTCCGGGCAGTGGGGACTGCCCCAGCTAACCGGCACCGATGACGAGATAGCTTCAGTGGTCGAATCGGCCACCAAGGACGCCGAGTTTCTCCAGTCGCTGTTCGATGATGGGAAAGCCTGGGTCATCCGAGACCCGGAGGACCCGACCAGGGGGATGCTGACAATGGACGCCGACCTGGGCAAGGCGTCCGATTTGCTCAACCGGCTCGCCTCACAGCGGGCCGCAGAGCGAGGCTCCCGCTCCGGTGCCGCCCGGGTGGTGGTTGGAGCCTGGGATGAATACAACCGGACTCTGGATGAGATGGAGGTTGTCTCCATTGCCAATGCGGAGAACGCTGCACGCCGGGTGGAAGCGGCCAACGCCCGGGTGGACCGGCTGGTGCAGATACCTGCCTATCCGGGCGGGCCTCCCCTGTTTCACGGGTCCAAGGTGGGTGAGGTGCCGGGAACCTTCGACCCGCTGGAAGCTGGCCGTGGGGCCGGTGGTCAGAACATGTACGGCCCGGGGGTCTACACCACCTCGGAACCGGACCTGGCCTACTCCACTGGCTATGGCGGTGCCCGCATGTTCGGTGGCGATGAAGCACTGGGGGATGTGGCTCATATCGCCTGGGGTGGTGAAGAGCCAGCCCGGGTTCTCCATCTGGAAGGGCCACTGGCCCGTCAGCCAATGGCAGCGATGGGAGAGGGACTCCGCCGTGCCACCGAAGAGTTCAAGGCGTTCTACCTGGAGGACTTGAAAGCTCGGGGTCTGCTCCCCGACGACATGCCTTCCTTCGTGAAAGCGGATGACCTGGACGAGGCGGGGAAGAAGGGGGCCGAGATTGCTCCCCTCACCGATGAGATGTTCCAGTCCTACCTGGATGAGGCAGCAGCCCGGGCCTTCGATGAAGAGGTGGAGATTGTTGCTGCTGACTTGAAGAGGATGGAGCCGGACCGGAAA